TTTTTTTTCTTTTAGAATTCGAAGATACTATTTATAAGTGATGATCGAGGGCAAAATGCCCAAACTAATTTCATTCATAGGAGATTATAATATGGCTAAATCAGGAAGAGCATTTGCCGATAGAAAGAAAGTTGAGGTTTTGACTGCTGCCAAAACCGTAGAAGTTGCAGATTGTGGTACACTTTTTGTCCTTAATCTGGCAGGTGGTTTCACAGTAACCTTGCCCTCAATCGCTACTGCTGGGAACGGCTGGTGGTGTAAGTTTATCGTAAGAACCGCACCTTCTGGCGCAGACTACGTCATTGATCTTAACGGCTCAGATGCGATCACTGGTGTGATTGTCAGCGCCGAGGACGCTGCGGGTTCCACTGACTCGGCAGGCACTGCCCAAGTTGAGTTCAAGGACGGCAAGGCAATTCAAGGCGATCAGGTTGAGATCGTCTGTGACGGAAGCCGTTGGTACGCTGTGGGCTACTGCAACGTTCAAGATGGCATCGACATGGCCTGATACAGGTTGGATAGATAAATTAGCCCCCTTCCATCCGGTTGGGGGTTTTTTATTTATGAAACTAGTTATTATGTCCAAAAGGAGTTATTATGGGCAAGAAAAGAAGAATGAGGAACTATCCTCAAAAGTTTGGTAGAAAGTATGCATCACATCCGTATGCAAGAGCACTTGCTAAGCTTAAGGAAGTAAAAGAAGAAGCTATGGCCGATGGAGTGGTCACTGCTGAAGAAGAGGCCAAGATCGCAGCAGCTGAAGCTGAAGTTGAGTCTCTGACGCCGGTCTTAGAGGCCGCTCAAGAAGAGATTGAGACAGCCCCAGAGCCTGTTGCGGAAGAGGCAACACCAGAGCCAGAACCTGTTGTAGTTGAACCAGAGCCCGCCCCCGCTCCAGCTCCTAAGCGAAAGACAAGAGCCAGACGTAAGCCAAGGAAGGCGGCAACCCCAAAGAAGACAAAGAGTTCTGATCAATCAGAATAATTCTAGCTATATGGGGTTTTACTATAAACAAACTAATTACTATGTATTAGGAGAACCCCTCTATGGCACTTCCGGAGCTTACACCAGCTAGCACCTCTAGTAAGGTTATCCTTCCGTCTACCGGCAGCACCATCACAACATCAGATGGTGCAGGTAATTCTACGAATTACCCAATTGGCCTTTATACGACGGGAGGAGATTTATATGATGAAAACTTTATCTCAGGGGCAGCAGATCAAGTGGCTTATGTATATAAGAAGCTTGGCGGTGATGTTCTAGATATTGAGCTAACTCCTTCGAATGTCTACTCTGCTTATGAAGAGGCAGTGCTAGAGTATTCATATCACATAAACCTGCATCAGTCTAAGAATGCTTTATCAAATTACTTAGGTCAGTCCACTGCTTCCTTCGACCATGAAGGGCAAATGACTGCTGGAGACGCCTCTGGATCTAACGCAAACCTTAAGTATCCAAAGTTCCGCTTTAGCTATTCTAGAAGAGTAGGAGAAGGAGTGGCTCAAGAAGCAGGTTTCGGAGGGAACTTAACTGAGTATTCAGCTTCCTTCAATACAACTTCAAGTGTTTCTACCTACGATTTGCAGAGCATTATTTCAGGCTCTTCTGCTGATGGAACAGATGCGGGCACGGGTGATCCTGTTGAATACCAAAACCTTGTAGGAAACAAGAAGGTTCGGATTACAAGAGTTTATTACAAAACTCCAGCAGCCATGTGGAGATTTTTTGGTTATTATGGTGGCATCAATGTTATTGGAAACATGATGACCTATGGACAATTTGCAGATGATTCAACGTTTGAGATTATTCCTGCGTGGCAAAACAAGCTACAAGCTATGGCCTATGAAGACCATATCTATACAAGAACTTCACACTATTCGTATGAAATCATAAACAACAAACTCACTCTGTATCCTCCACCGGATGGGAGAATAACAGATAGGTTCTTTGTTAAGTTCACAGTAGAAAGTGATGCTTGGGAAGATGATGCCGATGGAATAAGAGACTCTGGAATTAATGGTATCAGCAATATCAACAACCTCCCGTTTGACAACATTTCTTATTCAACAATTAATGCCATTGGAAAGCATTGGATTCGCAGGTATGCACTTTCTATTTGCAAGGGGATGCTTGGGCAGATCAGAGGTAAGTTCGGAGGTAACATACCGATTCCAGGTAGTAACGTGACTCTTAATTCAACTGATCTACTGACTCAAGCATCCCAAGAGAAGACTGCTCTTGTGGAGGAGCTTAAGAAGATCCTAGATGAAACTACATATCTACAGCTTCTTAAGAACGACGCAGAGCTTTTGGAAGCAAATGATAAGATTCTTCAGGAGACTCCTTCTCCAATATTCGTAGGATAACTAAATGAAACTATTACTTGAAAATTGGAGAGACTATATCAAAAGCCCAGGGGAAGAGCGCGAATGTCTGACCCCAGGTGCTATCTATGATATGGATATAAGCCCTGATGTCGTGGGTGTAAAAGTTCGACTTCCAATGAGTATTGATATTACTGAGGAAGAGGCCGAGGAACTAGAAGAAGAAATGCATGATGCCCTTGAGGCAATCTTGTCAAAATATTTTAGGGATAACTAAATGGCAAATAAATGGACACAACCAGATGCCCCACCTCCTCCTTTGTTCACAGGGGAAAAGGAGAAGGATCTCGTAAAGCAGGTTAACGACGAGATAATAGAAAGAATTGTGGGCCAAACCATAGCCTACTATCCTATTGATTTAGAGAGAACTTACTTCCATGAGCTTTATGGAGAAGCAATAAATAAGACTTTCTTACCACCAGTAAGAGTGCAGGCCCTTATAGACTACGGCGGCCTAAAGACGGAGTATTCTAAGAACATAGGACTTGACAAGTCTCAGAGCATAACAATTCACTTTCACAAAAGAAGGTTAACAGAGGATCAAAACTTATTTGTTAGAGAGGGAGACTTTGTTCTCTACGGAGATAGCTTCTATGAAATTGTCTCCCTTGAAGAGCCAACCTTAATATACGGACAGATAGATAGCAAACTAGAAATATCTGCTAAATGCATAAGAGCACGCGAGGGACTATTCGATGCCACCTGATCGTAAATACACTGAAATCGATGGAGCCAATGATATCCTCAGGGAGATCCCCTTTATGCCTTCAAGCATTGAGACAATTGATGTTGCATTTAACAAGTATATAGACGAAGAGCTAAATCTATCTGCAGGGACAAACAAGGGATTTGAAAAAGTCCCTGTTCTTTGGATATCCGCAGAAAGAGCATTTCAGATAAAAAGAGACAAAGGCTTAAGAGACTCAACTGGGGTTCTTAAGCTTCCAATTATAACAATTGAAAGAAAGGGCATGTCGAAAGACCCGCAGATGAAGGGAGTCGCTTTTTCACACATTCCGGAAATAAACGATGAAAAAGGAGGTAGAGTTGTTATTGCTAGGAGAATAAAGCAAGACAAAACATCAAACTTCCTAAATGCCGATTCAGCTAGAAAGAAGGGGTCGCTAAGCTCTGCAACAGTTGGCAGCGGTCAGCTTAACTTTCCTTTCAAGAACCCAGGCAAAGTGGTCTACGAGACAATCTCTATGCCCATGCCAACGTATGTTGTTGTAGATTATGACGTTGTTATAAGAACAGAGTACCAGCAGCAAATTAATGATTTAATCACTCCGTTTATAACGAAGGTAGGGCAAATAAATAACTTTTTTATAAGGAACGAGGGCCATAAGTATGAAGGTTTTATACAAAACAACTTCTCTCAGACAAGTAATGTGTCGCAAATGGGCGAAGATGAGAGAATGTATGAAACAACAATATCTATTAAAATACTAGGTTATCTTATAGGAGAGGGGCCAAACAGAGAGCGACCCAAAGTAACTGTAAGAGAAAATGCCGTTGAAGTTAAAATTCCTAGAGAGCAGGTCATAGTAGGCGACATTCCAGACTTTGATGCCACTAGAGCCATTGATCTGTTTTATAGAGAGTAAATTAGTGCTTTGAGTAATTAAAATACTATTTATTACGTGAAGACACCTAGTTAGGAGACCTTACCCAATGGCCGAAAGAAAGTTTAGATTCGTATCCCCTGGAGTGTTTATCAACGAAATTGATAACTCCCAGTTGCCAAATGACCTTCCAGATGTAGGTCCAATTATCATCGGTAGATCTGACTACGGTCCTGCTATGAGACCTGTCAGAGTATCGTCACCATCCCAATTTATTGAGTTTTATGGAAACCCAATTCCTGGTGGTCGCGGTGATGACGTTTGGCGTGATGGAAACTACGCAGGCCCAACTTACGGTGCGTATGCAGCCCTAGGATACCTTAGAGGCGGAGTAGGTCCGGTAACATATGTAAGGCTCCTAGGCACACAGGCAAGCGATGCCACAGCAGCAGGATACGCAGGATGGATGCCAGGTGATGGTTCCAAGCCTACAGCTGCCAAAACTACAAACGATACGGCAATGGGACTATTCCTGTTTAACTCTTCTTCTACAGACATGTTTAATGCTGATGTAGGAAACGGAAGACTAGCAGCTATCTGGTACACAAACGGAGCCACTATAGCATTAAGCGGAACTAACCACGATGCTGTGGCAGACGAGGGTGTCGGCGGATTTATTGCATCGACGGGTGCCGGTCTAGAATTCAAGGCCAAGGTTGGTGACGGCTCGAATACATACGTAACAACTTTTAACTTTGACAAGAACTCTTCCAAGTACATTAGGAAGGTGTTTAACACAAACCCTATGCTAGGCAACTCAACTCACACATTAGCAGCAGATGTTGCAAACCTTGGTGAGTCGTACTGGCTTGGTGAGACTTTTGATCGATTTGCTACAACAACGACAGCAGATGATTCGGTTGATGGGCATATTACCAATACAGCAGCAGGCAAAGTATATGGAATTATCTTGCCACTAGCGTCTAACGACACAGATACAAACAACTATGGTTATAAGCGCAGAGGGTTCGAAGACCCAGAAACAGGTTGGATTTTCTCACAGAACACCGCCACATCCTACACGGGCTTCGACGCCCAGAGTAACACACAAAAGCTCTTTAAGGTCAAGGCACTGAACCACGCAGAGTGGGCTTCAAATAATATCAAGATTTCAATCTCGGATATCAGAGCTTCGAAGAATGACATTGACTCTTACGGAACGTTCACTGTCCTTGTTAGAAAGGCAAGTGACTCTGACAACGTCCCAGAAATTATAGAGCAGTTTACTGGCTGTAATTTAAACCCTGCTTCAGAAAACTACATTGCAAAGAAGATTGGTGACAGGTACATGGAGTGGGACTCCACGGAGAGAAGGCTTAAGCAGTACGGCGAATTTGATAACCAGTCTAAGTACATATATGTCGAGATGGCCTCGATAGTGGCAGGAGGCAACTCAGATCCTAGCCTGCTTCCATTTGGCTTCTATGGTCCTCCAAAGCCAAAGGATGTTACAATTTTCTCTGGTAGCTTAGTCACTTTTGCATCCGGCGCGACTACAATCGCAGGAGGGACAGCTGTTAATACATACTTGACAGGGACGACCAGTTTTGATGGTGGCTTGCCTGTGGACGACCTAAGCGCGACTAGCTTAATTGCTGTTGATGACGCTGGAGGCGGTGCAGAGCTAACAGCTTCATTCTTGTTCCCCAAGCTCCCTCTACGAGTAAGCGCCTCTGACGGTGGCCTCTCAAATCCAAAGGACGCATTCTTCGGGGTCCAGACATCTCTTTCTAGAGGCAGCAAGAGGTTCGACCCAGGCTACTCCGATTACGTAAAGGCTTCGCCAGGTAGCTCCGGAGTGTTTGCTCCTTCTGACGATTCTAGTTCAAGATTTGAGTATTCATTCATCTTTACCCTAGACGATATCAGTGGTTCACAGGGCGTGCACGTTTCTGGCTCTTCTGCAGAAATCGCAGCAGCTGACCAGTCTCTAAACGCTGCTGATAGCACTTACACATCTTCTCTTGACAGCGGATACAACAGCTTTACAATGCCGCTATGGGGTGGGTTTAACGGCCTAGACATTACAGAAATGGAGCCGTTCAACAACACTGCGATTGGTGCAAGCCCAACAGAGACTGGCAACTATGAGTATTACACTGTTAAGAGAGCAATCGATACAGTTTCAGACCCAGAGTTTGTAGAGGCAAACTTGATCAGTGTCCCTGGCATTACACAGCCAATTGTAACTGATCAAGTTATTGCTGTCGCAGAGGCTAGAGCAGATGCACTCGCAGTTATTGACATTGAGAATGCATATACTCCAAAGACAGAATCTACTCTGGACTACAAGAACAGGCTTGGCTCTGTGTCTAGCGCAGTGACCTCTCTACAGAGCAGAAGAATAAACTCTTCTTACGCATGCACCTACTACCCATGGGTCCAGATTCGAGACGACATTTCAAACGCCTCGCTTTGGGTACCGCCTTCTGTCATTGCAATCGGAACGTTTGCGTCGGCAGAGGCTCGCGATGAGCTTTGGTTCGCTCCAGCAGGATTTACCAGAGGTGGCTTAAGCGCAGGTGCTGGTGGTTGGGGTGTTCTCTCAACCACAGAAAGGCTTCGTAAGATAGACCGTGACGACCTGTACGAGACTAACATCAACCCAATCGCAACATTCCCATCAGAGGGCATTGTAGTGTTCGGGCAGAAGACTCTACAGGTAACACCTTCTGCTTTGGATAGGATTAATGTTCGTCGTCTTATGATCTTCTTGAAGAAGAGAGTTTCCAGAATTGCTTCTGGCATCCTGTTCGACCAGAATGTTCAGACAACTTGGACTCGCTTCAAGACAGAAGTTGATAAGTTCCTAGGATCTGTCCAGGCAAGACTTGGACTAACGGAGTTCAGAGTGGTGCTCGATGAGACTACTACTACTCCTGATCTTGTAGATAGAAACATCCTATATGCTAAGATTTTCCTCAAGCCTGCAAGGTCTATTGAGTTTATTGCGATCGACTTCTTTATTACAAGAACCGGCGCTTCTTTCGATGACTGATGGGCAAAAAAGTTTTAGATTACTAGTTACTAACAGAAAGAATAATGGAGGAACATATTAATGAGTTCTCAGGGCTTTTGGACTACGGTTTCTAACCAGGCTGATCCAAAGAGAAAGTTTAGATTTTTGCTAACCATTGGATCTATGCCTGATGGTGCTACTTGGTATACCAAGACGGTTGACAAGCCGGAAGTAACTGTAAAGGATACTCCACACCAGTTCTTGAACCACACCTTTTATTACCCAGGCTCTGTGACCTGGAACCCTGTTAATGTAACCCTAGTAGATCCAGTTAGCCCCGATGCTTCAGCTAACCTATCAAGAATTCTTTTTGAATCCGGGTACGTCCCTCCGAGAAATGTTAACGACGTAACGACCATCTCTAAGTCAAAGGCAGTAAATGCTTTGCAGTCTGTTGTCATTAGTCAGATCAACGCCGAGGGAACTCCTGTTGAGACTTGGACTTTGAATAATGCATTCATCACTAAGGTTGGCTATGGTGGAAACCTTGCTTATGGGTCAGATGAGTTAATTGACACTACCATTACTTTCCGTTATGATTGGGCATCATTAGAGACCTTCTACAAGGCTGATGATGGTCCGCTACGCTCCGGTGGCTCAAACAGATACTGGGTACCGGGCACTTAATATAATTGAGGTGATATTTGGGTAAGAGAAATAATGCAAAGAGAGTATCTGCTCCCTCTGCTAACAATGTGACGATGCCGCCGCAAATGGCGGCTACTTCTGCTTATCAGACTCCTACGGAGTTTGTCAAGATACCGTCAGGAGGACGGTTCTATCCTCCAGAGCACCCTTTCCACAATATAGAAGAAGTGGAGATCAAGCTCATGACAGCGAAGGAAGAAGATATTCTTGCTTCCAAGAGCTTGCTTGCTAAGGGTATTATGATCGATAGATTTATTGAAAGTGTGCTTATTGACAAGTCAGTCAGAGCAGATTCGCTTTTAGCAGGTGACAGAAACGCTATCATGCTGGTAGCCAGAAATACTGGGTATGGTTCAGACTATCTAACAAAGGTTACTTGCCCATCTTGCTCTAAGGTATCTGAGTATACTTTTGACCTGTCTGAGTATGAGATAGTGAATCCCGAGGATGTATCGCAGTATGGGTTACATCAAACGGAGCGTGGCACCTTTACTTATGAAGCAAAGATGTCCAAGGCCATTCTGGAAGTTAAGTTGCTTGATGGAGATGCAGAAAAGTTTCTAACTAGACTAAGCCAGAGCAAGGTGGCAAATAACCTTCCTGAGTCGACGTTAACAGACTTTCTTAAGATGATCATAGTATCTGTCAACGGGGATGCAAATAGAGCAACTGTTGAGAGTTATGTAGACAACATGCCAGCCTTAGACTCTAAGAAGCTAAGGACCGCATACAATAAGATTAATCCATCAATTGACTTGTCTAAGGATTTCCACTGTCCAATGTGTAATACTGTTACACAACTGGAGGTGCCGCTCTCCGCAGACTTTTTTTGGCCTAAGTTCTGAGGAAGTTGAGGGTGCTTATGAAGAGATATTTGCTCTAATGTATAGGGCAAATTGGTCCTTCAGCGAGTGTCACAGTATACCAGTAACTCTTAGAAGATGGTTCATTAGAAGACTACTTAAACAAGTAGAACTAGAAAACAAAAGGGAGTAACTGAATAGGTCGGGCTAAAGGTCCGACTTATTTCTTTATATACTATTTAGTATACGAGAGGGTACGGTATGGGAATCCTTAAAGATCTTGTCGAAGCTGGGTTTGTGACAGCTGAAAAAATAGGGCAAATTACAGCCTTAGTGGCCGCTTTAGATGAAAATGTCGAAAAAACTACCCAGTCTTTTGAAGCTTTATCAGCGACATTAAACGGCACTGCTGGCCCCATTACTAGTACTATAAACTCTTTTGTTAAATTTTCTGAATCTATTGGGGACCTGGTTATCGCCCAGGCTCAATACAACGGTATTATAAACGACACAATTAGGGCACTCCCTAGAATAGGTGAGCCCATGGCAGACTTGATGAAGGCTCAGTATGATGCAGCAGCTTCGTTCAATGCCTCGACAGGTATGGCTGGAAAGTTCTCAGATGTAATAGGCGACTTGGTTATCAATACTAGTGGATTAGGAGTGTCAAGTCAAGAAACCGCTCAAGTCATGACAACGTTGCTGTCCGGGTTTACAGACCTAACAATGGAGAGCCGTGAAAGCAAGCTATCGTTAGCCGAAACTGTTGTTCAGCTAAACGCACTTGGGATGGGAACAAGCGAATCTGTTGGTTCTATACAAACTCTTAGAAAAGCGTTTGGAATGACTAATGAAGAAATAAGAGACACGATGCTTGGAATCGAGGCGTTTGCAGAAGAGGCCGGGATCGATATTCAGCAAATAAGTAGTAGACTTAACGCACAGTTACCAGTCTTTGCTGTCTACGGAAACAATGCAGTTGAAACATTTAAAAGGCTAGAACTAGCTACTAAGGGCACAGGTCTGGCAATGGAGACCATGCTAAGCACTGTCAGAACTTTTGATACCTTTGAGGGAGCGACAGATTCGGTAGGTAGACTAAACCAAATGCTTGGTGGTCCGTACTTAAACTCTATTGAACTGGTTATGCAGACAGACCCAGTAGAGCGACTAAAAATGCTACAGCAAGCATTTGAAGATGCTGGCACTAGCGTACAAGACATGAGCTACTTTCAAAGGTTGGCTTTTGTTGATATGGTGCCGGGGATAAATAACGTAACAGAACTTACTGAACTTCTTGAAGGGAACTTTGACGCTCTCGGTGACACTATTGGAACAACAGGGAAAGGGATGCAAGATATCAGAGCAGATGCTCTTACAAGACTGTCCCCTGATGAGATGCTAAAAGAAGCTCTAGAATTAGCGATTAAGGCAGAGAACTTAATTCCAAAAGTAGAAGCTCTAACTGTCGGCTCTGTAGGGCGGACTGTTGACAAGATGATGGACGTGTCTGAATCACTCTCAGATTTCACAAATGCAACTTTAAGATCTCTAGATCGATCTTTAGGTATAACAGAAGATACAAATTTAGTTGAAAGAGTAAGGGGACTA